AAATAGAAGGAAGATTTCAAATCCTACTCCTCCTGCTGTATTTCCTACAGGTATATTTACATTTGTAAATGCAGGTACAAATACACCATATCAATATAATGATGATACTCAAGCAATTGTACATATTCCTCCAGGATTATTTACAGTTACTGATATTGCAGGTTATTTAGATGCTTGTGCTAATGGTACAGGTGGAACTTCTGGCCCTTATGCTAATATATCTCAATCTAGAGCAGATCAAAACAATAAGTTAACACAAGTTGTAGCTGGAGTTTCATCTACAGGTGTTGGGCCTCCAAATGATAAATTACTTTTTTCATTTATACTACCAAATGTAAGAGTTCAATTAACTACAGTATCTTATACTGGTGCTACATTAACTAATCAAACAGTTTTACAAACTATAACAAATCCATACAGAAATGGTTTAATTACTTTTAAAAATTCTGATGGTACAACTTTAAAAGATAGAAATGGTAATGATGTAACAATTGTTTTACCTTCTTATTTACAAAATGCTTTACAAATTTATAACTATATTAACAATACAATATTAGCTACAAATTCTACACATGTATTAAAAACACATAATATTATTAAACAAGTAACTTCTCCTACAGCTGCTTTTCCCGAAGTTTTTGGTGAAACTGAAATTGATCATGTAGGTTATTTTACTTTACAATTTGGGCCTGAGTATGGAGATATAACAATGGAATTAACTACCTCAACTGGCCCTGTTGCGGTTAATTTTAATCCTATTACAAAATTAAGAGATGTAGTTCAAGCTGTTCATACTTCTCCAAATCAAATTGAAATAGATAATCCAATAGAAACATATAATGTTGGGGATTATTTACAACCTACTAGTAGTTTGGTATCAACTAATGATGTTCAAAGAATATTAAGTGTTTTTGTTGATCCAATTTTAAATATAGCTTTTATTGATTTTGATACATCTTTTAATGCAAGTGTTGGGGTTGCTTGGAGTAATGCTTCAGGAAGTAATACAATTCAAAGACATTTAAATACAGCAACTACTACAACTACAACAGGTCTTATTCAGTTACTTAATACTTATCAAACAAGTAATTTAAATATTATTAATTTTACTACAGTTAAAACTGGCCCTGATGTTAATTTAAAATTAATGTTAACTAAAAAACCTGCTGTAACTATTATACCTAAAAATAAAACAGAAAATTTATATAAATATGATAAATTTGAATTTCAGGAGGTGCTATAATGGCTAGAAGTCTTAGCAATCAGCATACAGCATCTGAGGGCGGATATCCTATACAATTTATATCAATACAACCAGATAGTGATGAAAAAAATTCTTTGAATTTAAACACATCTTCTAAAAGATTAGAATTTCATAATGGTGTAAATTATGCAACTTATTATCCTGGTGCAGGTATTTTAAATTTAACTGCTGTTGAAGAAACTAAAGATGTTAAAACAAATCAAATAACTGTTGAATTAAATGGCGTTCCTAACACAATAATACCTGTTTTAAAAAAATATAATGGTATTGGAGGTATAGTAACTATTTATCAAGGTTGGATGAATGATGATTCTGATACAGTTAATGAAACTAATTCTGATCCATATACTGGTGCTTATATAAAATGGAAAGGTGTAATATATTCACATTCTGTTGATGAAGAAAATCAAGAATTTGGTAAAATTAAAATAAGTTTAGAATGTAAAAATATATTAGGTACTATATTAGGTAGTACAAATGGCAGATTTACTTCTGATAGTTCTTTTAAAAAAACTTCATCAGGTGATAGATCAATGGAATTTGTTGCTGCAATGGCAAACTTTAACCCTAAATTTGGGCAAGATTAATGGAGAATAAATATGAATATAAGAATAGCTAGTAAAGAAGATATTAAAGATGGTATAAAAGAAATAGTTGAAGCAGTAAAAGAATTTCCTGATTTTCATGTAAAAGGTTTAATTGTAACTGATCAATATTATGAAACCTTAATAAATTTATGTATGCAAAATGGTAAAATTATTATTGCAAAAGATAATAATAAAATAATAGGATGCATTATGGGTTTAATAAACGGAAATGTATTTACTGCAATGAATGAACTTGTAACAATTGTTACATGGGTTCATAAAGATAAAAGAACATCATCTGCATTTTATAGAATGTTTAAAATGTATAAAGATGAGTTTACAAAATTAAAACAAAACAATAAAATTGATAGAGTCTTAATGGCTCAATTAGCTAATGATAGAACAAATATTAAGTTTGATAAGTTAAATTTTAAATTAATTGAAAAAACTTACGAATGGAGATAATATATGGCAGCGGCAGCACCTATTATAGGGGCAATAACGGCACAAACAATTCAAGGAGCAATTCTTAGATTCGCTTTATCACTTGCAGTATCATATATTACACAAAAATTATTTGGCCCTGATATGCCAGGTAATGAAGGTAATCCCTCTCAAGCAGACCCAGGTGTTAAACAAAGGATACCTTCAGATCCAGCTAATAAACTTCCTGTTGTATATGGACAAGATAAAATACATGGATCTATTATATTTGCAGACATAAGCAGTGATAATAAAACAATGGCTTTTATTATTGCTTTATGTGAAGGCCCAATTCATAAAATAGGCACTAGTAATTATGGCACTACTAGTGGTATATATTGGGATGATTATGAATTATCTTTTGATCTAAATGGTAATGTTATTAATGCTACTCATGCTGATGGCAATACTGATTCTTGGTTAAATGATAATTTAAAAATTGTAAAACATCCTGACGGTGGAAGATGTTTAGAGATGGAAACATTTAGCAGTAAATGGGCTTCAAATGCACAAACTAGATATTTACCTGATGTTGCATATGTATATGTAGAATTAAATTACGATAGAGAAGATAATGTTACAGGTTTAACAACTAAATTAGGTTTTGAAATTGAAGGTAAATTAATTAGAACTTTATCATCTAATAGTTTAATAGGCCCTGTTCCAACAGGTACAACTATTCAAGGTTCAATAACTAATCCTCAAATTTTTGATGAAACCCTTACATTTGGTAATTTTTCAGGACATCAAGTTGCTTATTGGGTGTATAGTTATGCAGGCGGTTTTACTACATCTATTGGTAGTAGTCATAGTAAAGTTTTTAAAACAGGTACTTATCAAATTGTAGATTTAGGAGATTATGCAACTAATCCTATAACAATTAGTGATTGGCAAAACGGATCGGCAGCAACTGGTTTAGGTACAGGTGCAGAAATAGAATTAGATTTTGTAGAAGTGGGAGAACAACATGTAACTGGAAGTCATAGTAGTAATAATATATTATATTCTCCATTTTCTCCAACAAGTTATACGGATTCAAATGGAAATATAGTTGCAGACGATGGTTATAGAATAGTTAATGCATTACATATTAAGCAATGGGGAAATAATTATACATCTTCATCTGTTGACAATGTTGCAGGAAATGCAGAAACAAGAGTTTGGCTTGTTTATACTACAACTGATTTTCAAGGAAATACTTCACAAAATTTATGGCCAATTGTAACTATGGAATTTAGGCCAACTGCCTATCCTTATCAAAATGCTACAGAAGAAGAATATGCTAGTAGATTAAATGGTATATTAAGTGGAAGTTTGGCTTATAATGCGGCATCAACTTTAACTGGGGGTGAAACTTTTGAAACATGGGGGTCAAGAAGATTACGTACTCAACCTGGAACAGATGATTATGGTAATTCAGCTACTTGGACTTATAATGGACACCAACAATATTTTACAGCAAAATTACCTAGGGTTATACTTAGAACATTAGCTGGAGTTTATTCATCTAATCCTGCTGAATGTTTAGCGGATTATTTAACTAATAAAGTATATGGTTGTGGTCAATCTATTTCAGATAGTGATTTAGATATACCTTCATTTTATTCTCATAAACAATTTTGTGACGAATCTGTTACACATAATGATTCTGATGGAAATTCTGTTACTAGTAAAAGATATCAATGTAACGGTTATGTAAATACAAATGATTCAAAAGATTTAAATATTTCTGATATTGTTAGTAATTCTCAATCTATATTTAGTTATACTTTAGGAAAATTTCAAATGCTTTCCGATACAACGGGATCAATTTCTTATGGCGGATCAAATAATATTTTTGATGAAACCAGTATATATGGTAATGTTACTGTACTTAATGATGGTTTTAATTCTACATTAAATGAAATGAATTTACAATTTAAATCTAAAGCAAATGAATATCAAGAAGATCAAGTGTTTTTAGAATATGGTACTAAATACTTTAATGAACCAGTACTATCTAAAGATTTAAATTTAAAATTTATTAATACCAATGTTGAGGCTCAAAGAATTGGTACTGTTATAATGAATAAATCTAGGAGTAATAAAATTATTTCATTTAGAACAGATACAAGAGCCGCAAATTTACAAGTTAATGATATAATAGGTATTAAAGGCACTTATTATAATTTAGATCAAAACAATGTGTTTAGTTATAATTTTGTAACTAATGCATCATCAGGTTCATCTAGTAATGCTATTGGAGAATACGTTATAAAAGAAAATAATGTATCAACTAATTTTTATGAAACTTATGTATATCCTGATACTTATGAAGAGGCAAAATTTTATGTTCCAGGAACAGTAGCAAATTATATTGATTTATTAAAGTTTTTTAAAGATTGTATTAATGGACAATTTTTTGATTTAAGTAATGAATTAACAGATGAACAAACTAAATTAAATAATAAACTTGGTGAAATATTTTCATTTGTATATTATGAATTAGATACATCAGGATCTACAACTTCTCCTTATGGTTCTTATGGTGCAAAAATTATATTTAATGTTAATAATATAAAATTTGGAGCAGTTAAAAGAAACTTTCGTATTGATGTAACAACAAATATACTTAATTCTACTTGGACTTCATATAATCAAATTAGTGCTGCATCTGAATTAGGTAGTCAATTTAAAATAAATAGTATTTCAGAAACAGAATTAAATGGTGGAGTTCAAGGATATTTTATAACTGCTCAAGAATATAATGCTGCAGATTATACAGTAGGAACTTTAACAGCTACTGCCCCTGCTCCACCTATATCATCTACAAGAGGATATCAAAATTTAGGGGTTGCTACTAATTTAACTTTAAATAATACTTTCCCTTCTGCAACTACTCCTTATATTGATATAAATTTTACTATGCCATCAAAAAATAATGTTGAAGGTGTTGAAATTTATTATGGTAGTGGTGCTAGCACAACAGAAGCTAATAGAATTTTAATACAAACATTTAATGCTCCTACAGGAAATTATGCTGCAAGTTCAAGTCAAAATTTTCAAATACAAAATATACCTACAACAACAGATTTATATATTTGGATAAGATTAAATAATTCATTTTCAAGAGGTGCATTTTCTGCTGGTTTAAGTATTGGTAATTGGAACCCAACAACTAATGTTAGCACAATTGGTAATAATTCAATTGCACCTGTTTTATTAGGTTTTGATTATAATCAATATAGAAATTTAATTATTAACGGAGATTTTTTAATTCATCAAAGAGGATCTTCATCTACTACTAGTGCTAATCCAGGTTATCTTTTGACAGATATGTGGTATTCAGATATTAATAATTCTGGAACTTGGGTACATTCACATTCTAATGATACACCAGATAATACAGTATTAAGTAGATCTTATAAATTAGAAAATACAACAGTACCTACTTTAGGCGCTAGTTCTAAATTTAAATTTAAACAAATTATAGAAGGACAAAATTTACAAAAATTAAAATATGGTACAACTAATGCAGAAGATATAACTGTAACTTTTTGGGTTAAATCTAGCAAAACAGGTAACTATATTTTTGATTTATATAATCATGATGATAATAGACATATAAGTAAATTATATACTATTGATAATGCAAATGTATGGGAACAAAAATTAATAACTATCCCAGGTGATACTAATAACACATCAGCTTTTGATAATGATAATAATAAAAGTTTAGAAGTAAGTTGGTGGTTAACAGCTGGATCTGATTTTGATTCTGGTACTTTAAATACAAACTGGAATACAACAGCAGATGATGATAGAGCAGTTGGTCAAGTTAACTTGGCTGATACAGTAAATAATACATGGTTTATATCTGGAATACAATTAGAAGTTGGTAGTAATGCTAGCAAATTTGAAATAATTCCTTTTGATAAATCATTAGAAAGATGCCAAAGATATTTTTATAAATTGGTCAGCATTGTTGGTGAAGCGTTTCAAGGACATTCAAGTAGTCATTTAAGACATATGAATATTTGGTTTCCTGTTACAATGAGAGATACACCTACAATAGATGCTACATGGAGCACTGGAACTAGTCCAACAAATTTAAGTACAAAACAATATGCTAATGTTTGTATAAATATTGGATCAAATTCAACAAGTGCAAGTTTAACAGGTTTTTCAGCTAGTGCTGAATTAACATAACATTAATTAATATATAGCCATAGTTATATATTACTCATAAATTAACCTATAGGAGATACTATGAGAATTTCAAACATACAAAATTATCTAGGTGGAGCGGACAATGTAATTGTTCGTGAAGTTGCTGAAGGTAATCAATTTTTATTAAGTGTAAACACAAATGATACTACAGATTTTAGTACTGCAACTTTTGATATAAAAGCAGAGTGTTTTACAGCTACTGTAGAAAGAAATAGAGGTTCAGTTAAAATAACATCTTTAACTTCTGCAGCAGGTGCAACTGCGCAATCTTATATAAAAGGTAATCAGATATTTAATACAGGTACGGCAGGGTCTTTTGATTTTCTTGTTCCAAGCACATTATTATCTGATCAAAATAGTAGCTTTACTTCAACCGCTGATGATACAACTCCTTTTATAGTAGTTTGTAAAGTTCAGTGGGAAGCAGGAAACCCTGCACAGAAAAAATCATTAAGGTTTGTATTTATAATTAGATATCAACCTCAGTAGTAAAAGGAATAAATAAAAATGACAATTACAGTAACTTCAACACCGTTAAATTTAAGCGTTACAAATGAAAGAGGCCCAATAGGCCCAACAGGTGCAACAGGCCCAGCAGGTGCGCAAGGTTCTACAGGCCCACAAGGCCCAACAGGCCCAGCAGGCCCAACTGGCCCAACTGGCCCACAAGGTTCATCAGTAACAGGTTCAACAGGCCCAACTGGCCCACAAGGCCCAGCAGGCCCAACAGGCCCATCGTTTAATTTAACTAACTATACAACAAATTCAAATATCAGTTCAAATGATTGGATATTCTGGGCTGACAATTCAACTTTTCAAGAATATAAATTACAATATTCTGACTTTCAAACACCTATTACAACAGCAGCAAATGCATATACAGATACACAAATTAATAATTTAATAAATGGATCACCTGCGGCATTAGATACTTTAGATGAATTAGCAGCAGCTTTAAATGATGATTCAAATTTTGCTTCAACTGTTACAAATAGTATTGCAACTAAATTAAATTCAAGTGATTTTAATCCATTTTTTGATGCAAGAATATCAACTAAATCTATTGATAATTTTATTGATATAGATATTAGTACAAACAACCCTTCAAATGGGCAAGCATTAATATTTGATAGTGCAAATGGTGTATTTATTCCAGGCGATAGTTTTAGTCAAAGTGATTTTGATGCTGCATTTACAGCTAAAAGCACAACTAATTTAAGTGAGGGTACAAATTTATATTACACAAATGCCAGAGCAGATGCGAGAGTAACTAATGCTATTATTGATGAAGATAATATGTCTTCAAATTTAGATACAAAAGTTCCTACTCAACAATCTGTTAAAGCTTATGTAGATGCACAAGTTGCAACAGTACCAAC